TGTCCCCCCACCAGTATGTGTTACTTGTAGTTTTGCAGTTGTATCATCACCAGAAAGATCTGAATCAAAACCGATAAGCAACCTTCCAGACGTATCTATACGCATAAATTCACTAGCACCTTTAAATGCAAACGCAGATTTATTCGCACCAGCAGGGGCTTCAAATTCAACACCAGCAGATGCAGCACTACCAGATACAAAAGTATTAATTTTTAAACCTCGACCACCTAAAGCTGTATCAAAATAAGCGATAGTTGTGCTTTCATCTGCTGATATGTGCAATTTATGAGATGGGCTTGTTTCCCCGATACCTACGTTTCCATTCCCAGTGACACGCATCTTTTCATCCCCAGAATTAACCCATCTTTGAATAAAAGTACCTGTAGAACTTGTCTCTACTTCTAACCCTGCATCTGCTGATGAATTACCATTAGTTTGATGAAAGGTAACTAGAGGTGCACCGCTTAAACCTTTATCAACGTGTAATACGCTACCTGGACTGGTTGTACCTATACCTACATTGCCAGACGAATCTATACGCATCGCCTCACTATCTGAACCAGTAGTGAACCTCATGTCACCTTGTCCGGTACCTTCATTTAAAAAACTTATTCTTCCTTTAGTTGAACCATCTCTTGCAAATCTTACATCTGCATTAGCACCTGTACCACCTGATGTGTCTATGAACACCATCGCATCATTACCAGATTCAGATTCAATTGTTAAAATAGCTTCTCCAGAACTTCTTTTTAAATGTAATGGAGACGCAGGTTGGTGATTGCCTATAGCTACGTTTCCATTTGCCATAAACCTTGCAATTACGGTGTCGTAGGTATCATCATCTTGAAAATTACCACCACCAGAAATGATTGCAACACTATCAGAACCGTCATTATCTCTTAAGGCAATAACATGATGACCATTATTAGCTCCTTCTAATAGAGTTCCAAAAGTTGACCCAGTTAGTAGCCCATCAATATCACTATCACTAGTACTATTCCAGAATCTATGTATTTGTTCTTCATTAGTATCTTCAAGTGTCAGTCGACCGCCTGATGCAGTTATATTTCCTGTCGCAGTAATAGCTCCTGTTACATCAAGGCCAGCACCAACATCTAGATTGCCAGCTACATCAATATGTCCATCTGTATTTACAACTAATCTATCCGCAGAGTTTGTGTTATCTACAATTTTTAATACACCAGCATTTGATTGTATTTTATAATCTGGATCTCCATTAGTTTCAGTAAACAAAAGTGCTGGTGCTGCTGAAGTAATTGTTAGATCACTAGAACCTAAAGTTCCTGTTGTAACTACGTTTTGCGATCCAAAATCAGGAGAAATCTTTGTTCCAGCTATAGCTGCACTTGCATTTACTTCTGAATTAGTAATAGAAAGAGCTAACTTGCTCATTGCTATCGCTGCACTGTCATTTATATCGGCATTTACGATAGTCCCGTCAAGTACTTTAATACTCGTAACACTATCGCTATTGAGCATAGCGGTGCTAACACTAAAGTCTTGTACTATATTTCCGATATAAGGCATGGTTAGATACTGGTATCTTGAGGATTTAACATATATGAAACGGTGATATCTATAGAACTACCTGCACTGGCATAAGCTTTGATGACATCACTGGGCTCAACTATTAATTTGTTCCCGGTCATGAACTCCAAAGAAGATTTAGCTGGCACTTCTCCAGAGGTAATTAAACGGGCAGCTGTACCAGCAACTCCTCCTTTAAATAGAGTCACGGTCACATTCTGTGAATTAACGTTCTTATTGGAAGCTAAGATGCTTAATATGACTCCATAAGTAGATGCAGGGACTCCGCTCGAATTTGTCGAACCTGTAATTACTGCTTGCTGTGAGGCAACTGTGGAATTATTGGTAATATCAGCTCTACAAACTGAGATGAAACGAGCCATTTATCTATAAAACCTAATCAATATTTCTTCTATTTTATGAGGGGTTAACCTAGAGCAATTGCAAAGACAATCGAACTGTCTTCAGCAAAGGTCTGAGTAGCTACTGTATCGCCACTCATTTTAATAGTCCCACCTGTAATTGTGGTTCCTGTAATGTTTGTGGCTGTTGCATTGGTAAATAAAGCATGAGTGCCAGTGACTGTCACACCAGATATAGTCGCTCCTTTACCCTCAATGGTTCCTGTAACCGTTAAATCCCCACCAACAGTTAAATCATCGGTTATACCTATATCATCAGTTACATTAAGATCTACTGCATTAATAGTGGTAAAGTTCGCAGTAGTACCAGTAACTGTAGTACCGGTTATATTAGTTGCGGTTGCATTAGTGAATAGAGCATTCGTACCTGTGACCGTAGTACCCGTTATATTAGTAGCTGTCGCATTAGTGAATAAAGCATTAGTACCAGTAACTGTGGTTCCAGTGATATTTGTAGCTGTGATGTTAGTAATAGTTCCTGTAGTGGCTACTACGGTAGTCGCATAAAGTGCTCTCCAAGTTTTAGCAGTGCTACCTAAATCACGATCATTAGCGGTTGCGTCAGGAAGAATCGCTGAATCCACAACGGCAGTAAAGGTGACTGTATCACTATCTGCATTACCTATATCTACATTACCTAATACCGAAGCATTACCAGTTACTGTTAAATCTCCTCCGATAGTAGTGTCATCTGTTACATCTAAATCGTCAGAAACATTCAAATCAACTGCATTAACTGTAGTGAAATTAGCCGTGGTTCCCGTGACTGTGGTACCTGTGATATTAGTAGCTGTTGCATTAGTAAATAAGGCATGAGTACCAGTGACTGTTACACCTGAAACTGTAGTAGTGCCAACGACAGTTGCACCTGTTATCAAAGGCGATAATATCTTGGTTCCACCTGTTATTATTGCTCCTGATATAGTTCCTTTACCCTCGATAGTTCCTGTTACAGTCGCATCTCCACCAATAGTTACATCATCTGCTACATCAAAATCATCTTCTACCGTAAAATCCTGAGCTGTGATGTTTGTAAATAAACCGGTGGCACCAGTGATGGTGGTACCTGTTATATTCGTCGCTGTGGTATTTGTAAATAGAGCAGAAGTACCAGTAACAGTAGTACCTGTAATATTGATTGCGGTTGCATTAGTAAACAGAGCAGAAGTACCAGTGACGGTAGTACCTGTAATATTCGTTGCTGTGACATTAGTTATAGTTCCCGTTGTGGCAGTGATAGTTACGCCGTGTATTCCTTTCCAACGTAAAGAAGGATCTCCAAAATCATGCTGATCATTTGCAGCCGGGTCTAAATCAGCATCAACACGAGCTGTGAAAGTAACAGTATCACTGGTAGCATCACCGATATCTGTATTACCTAAGATGCTGGTATTACCGGTGACTGTTAAATCACCACCTACGGCCAGATCGTCAGTTATAACTAAATCATCAGTAACGTTAAGATCTACGGCGTTAACTGTGGTAAAGTTTGCAGTCGTGCCAGTGACGGTAGTACCGGTTATATTAGTTGCGGTTGCATTAGTGAATAGAGCATTAGTACCAGTTACTGTGACCCCACTTACAACAGTGCTAAATTTCCCACTCTCAGCGTTGATTGTAGTTCCCGTAAAGGTTACAGCTTTTATAGTAGAACCTTCGATAGATCCACCGGTTATGTTGGTACCACTAATAGTTCCAGAGACAGTAGCATCATTCTGTATAACTAAACCACTAACGGTTAATAGATCGGTTACTGTTAGTCCTGCAATACTTGTTGTGCCAGATACCGTTAAATTATTTTGAATTACCGTACTTCCACTGATAGTACCACCTGTTCTAGGTAAATAATGAACATTTAAGTACGCTTTTGTGCCAGATATTGTTAACTTTTTATTCTTTAATCCCGGATCAGGTTCAGATACATTTACAACCGTCAATAGATCATCTTCTGCTAATTGAAGACCTGCTTGCTCCTGTAACTCACTAATTCTACGATTTGCCACGACCTATAAATATGCATGCTTATTTAACAATTATAGATCCAGTATTCTGAGGCTTATTTAACTCTTATCTCTAATCTTGGTAAGAATTCGTTAACAACATTCCATGTAAATTGTACCCCAGTAACTAAACAACAAGAAACTACTAATAGTAAAACAATCTCTGCAATCGTTAAGTTTCTTCTAACATAAACTACTTTGGGTTGAGGTTGGCCTTGAGGTGGCAAAGTAGGTGCATTTTGAGCTAAAGTTTGTTGTATAGCCAACTCTCTAGCACGAGCTTTCATTTGCTCTATTTGTTCGGGAGTAATCTGCGGATTAACTGGTGATTGACTAGGAGGTACTTGTTCTTCCATTGACGAAAACTATTTACTTTCACATTAGCATCTAATAGACAGGAGTGGTATTATGAGGCCAGGATTACGCAAGGGTTTGGAAGATATAGCGTGGGAATTAAAAGGGATAAAAAATATTTTATCTGCAATGTGGCATAGTCGTTACGAAGATAATTCTACGGATGTTCTTAACCCTCAAGCTTTTGCTGATGAATACATTAGCACCGAAGAATGCTCTCGTAGACTGGGAGTTTCAGATCAGACACTTCGTAATTGGATGGCTCTAGGTAAAAAGAATCCTGAAAAAGGTTGGGTCGAAGGTATACATTATGTTAATGCTTCACCTGATTCAGGCAGAAAAGCGTTGATAAGAATCCCATGGAATCAATTAGTACAATCTTTTGCTAAGAATAGAGACTTTAATTCACAAGATTATCGTAAAAAAGCTTCTCCTATGTATATAACAACTAGCTCCGGTAAATTAACATGATAGCTCATCGGTTCGTTAACATCGATATAACAAAAGTTACGGTAAAAAATTATAAACAAACATTATCTAAATCTTTACAACTACAAGTGGAAATGTTTATGCCTCCCGAAGGATCTTTTGATGATGGATGTTTAAAAAGATATTTAGAAAATGTAAAAAATTATGAGGAAGAAGATGCAAATTCAAATATGACTTTAGCAAACAGATTACGAATTGCTTTTCAAGACATGAAGGCAGATACTATTTGTGGTAAGTTTCCTCAAGCTGAGTTACCTTTAAAAAGACGATTACGCTGTGTTGCTGAATATTTAATAAGGTCAGGAGAGTTCAATAAAGTAAGAGATAAGGATGGCAAATTAGTAAAGAAGCGTGGTATTTTAGGAAAAATGGTTGTTCTTTATCAACCGATGCCTAAATTACTCGAATCACTAACCAGACAGGGACTACTAAAAAAATGAATAGAAGAGAAAAACTAATCGCTTCCGTAATAGGACCAGATATGGACCCAAATAAAGCCGCTTTCTTAGACACCACCATTAAATTCATACTTGCAGACCAAGGAGAACAGTATTTAAAGTTTTGGAATCTTAAAGGGCCAGGGGTTATGCGTCTAAATCCCAATCTAAAAGTAGAAACTTGGTGTAGTTTGGAAGACATACGAGAGGATATACGATTATGTGAAGCCATTAATAATGATGATTTAGCTGAAAGTCTAAAGAGAATATTAAACAGAGCAGAGAAAATAGATCCTAAAAAGAAATCAGGATACATGGTATTAGATAAGGATGGTATTAGATATCTAGAAATTGATTATGAAAACTTTGATAAAGTAGATGCCTCTCCTTGTTCCATGAATTAATGGCCATACATGATGTCACCAAAAGGAGAGAAGACCTTGAATTAATTACTAATTACGACCTTATTGCTTCTGCTCATGCTTTGTTAGAAGGTATAGAATTAGACGTTGCAAGTTCAAAAACAGCCAATAAGTATGTAGAGGCTGATGAATTCTTTAGTCCCAGTGATGATGGTCTTAATTGTCAACAATGGTACGGAAATGTATACCTCTTTCCTCCTAGTGGAGCATACTTTTGGGACAAGAAAAATGTTAAGTGGAAGATGACTAGAGCGTCCTCTCCGAGCTTAACTTCTTCTCATGCTGTATGGTTCCGTAAATTGTATAAAGCTTGGTTAGCAAAAGAAGTTAAACAAGGACTCTATTTTACAAATTGTCCTGACATGATTAGATACGAACAGAAGATATTTGACTTCCCTATTTGTATATTAAAGACAGCTCCGACGTTATTAAAAAATACAAGCAAAGGTATCAGTTCGCATAAAACTTGTACATCCTTTTTGGTGTATCTACCGCCAATACAGGGCTCTACAAAAATGATAGAAAAGTTCATAGATATTTATGGTGAAAAAGGTAGACTCCTTTGTTAGATTAGATATACTCGAACGATATAAAAAACGACCATGAGTATCTTATCTGATTGGGAAATTAAGCATCTTGTTGATAAAGAAAACATGATAGAACCCTTTGTGCCAACTGAAGTTAAGGAAATTAATGGTAAGAAGACTTTAAGTTATGGATTAAACTCTTATGGCTACGATATAAGATTGTCTGAAGAAAAATGTTTACTGTTTGGAGGTACACAAACAGGCATGTGTGATCCTAAAGATTTTGATACTGAAATACTGAAAAATACAGAACTAAATGAAGATGAAAGAGGTAAATACTTCTTGTTACCACCTTATGGATATTGTCTATGTAGAGCAGAAGAAAGATTAAAATTACCTAAAGATATAACTGTAATGGCTGTAGGAAAATCAAGCTATGCAAGATCAGGAATATTTTGTAATATCACTCCAGCTGAAAGCGGATGGGAGGGTTATTTAACATTACAAATTAGTAATTGTACCTCCTTATTTAATAGAATTTATGCCAATGAAGGCATCACCCAGTTGTTATTTTATAGAGGTAATCCTTGCGATATTGATTACCCAGAAAGGAAGAGAAAAAGTATAAATAAGCCAGTAGGCGTTTAACTACCCATATTTATATAATTAGCATCTGTATTTAAAAGTAACTGAAAAGGATTTCTTTTTATTCTTTCAGTTCTTTCTTTAACTTCGGGGATACTTCCCATGTAAGGTCTATCTTGATACTGTGTATGATTGAACTGTCCTGATCGAAGATCGTTCATATAATTCCCTATTGCCTCAGGAATCTTGATAGTTTTTCTTGATGGAAGTAAACTACCATCTCCTGTAGCGGGGTCTATGGTAGGCAAAGTAAATGATAAATGTCTAAATCTATTTAAAAATTCTTGAGGATTCATATTACTTATAAATAAAAAGCTTTTCCAAACTGTGGTTTTGGTTTACTGGCATATTCAGTAGACCCTGCTCCCGGTCCTCCAAAATTACGTCCTCTGAGACTTGGTAACTCTGTACCACCGATGTCTGCCTTACCTACCGGTATACGTCCTCCTAAAGAAGGCTCATCGAATCCAGATTGTTGTCTAAATGCTCCTGCAGCTTTTGCAGATTTGAAGAACCGTCTTACTCTATTCTGCTGGTTATTTATATCTTCTACATCTCCTCGCTGATCCATATCGAAACGACGCAGGTCTACATCATATCCTTGTTCAGGATTTAAGTCTGATAGTTCTGCTCCAGATGTACCTGAGTCTTGTCTGGGGTCGTAAGTGGAATCGTAGAATCGTGCCATGATACCATTGTAAGAGAAAGAAATCATACCTTATATAGCCATGCTTGGTGCAACTAATTTTCTAAGTGATTTCGTTAAAGACGAAGTCAAATGCAGAGGTCTATCTATAGAAGATTTTGGAGCTGAAATAGATAATGAAAAAAATGATGTTCCTCTGTATGATATGTATAACCGAGGATTAGCAGCATGCGAAGAGGGAATGGAGAGAAAGAATTTAGGGATGGAGGGACAACGCCCAGGAATGACGGGATACATACCATCTATGGAAGAGGCGATGAAGAATTATCCAGCGGTTTCAGTCAGACCAAGAACCCTCTTAATGGCTTTAGACTCTCCGAATTCGAAAACAGGGAAGTAGATCAGATAATGGAAGAATGTACTGACGACTTTTGTCCGATGCCTACTGTCACACCAGCAGATGGTACTCTACACTTCTTCGATCCAGTAGAGAAACCGATTCACTACGCAGCAAGTTCTGTAGAATGCATAGATGCGATAGAAGCCCAGCTGACTCCAGAAGAGTTCCGTGGTTATCTAAAAGGTAATGTAGCTAAATATATGTGGCGTGAACGTCATAAAGGAGGAAAAGAATCCTTAAGAAAAGCTAAGTGGTATTTATCTAAGCTTATAGAACTAGATACTTAGAGGTTCTTCTCCCTCTTCATCATCCAGTTCTTCCTCAATAAGTTCCTGAGACTTAGACACAAGATCTAGTAGCTCAATATCTGTAGGTACATCAAAATCAATATCAACATTCTCTTCTGCCATAAGAGATTTAAGAGCATGCCATTCCATCAAACGTTGGTGATACAAGCTTAACAAGGCAAGGTA